TTATCAAGATACAAAGTGTTTCCGTCATAATCAGAGCAAAACCACTCATAAGCCCGCCCGTGTTTTCGTCTTATGGCAACAGTGACATATCCGTTTTTGGTGCAGGCAAGAATCGGATAGCGTTCGGCGTGCATTTCCCCGCTTGTGGGCGGTAAATCTCCGTCAGCAACCTTGTGCCACTTTGGTCTGCCTGCTTTAAGTCCTGCAAGATAGGCTTCTTTACAAGGCTTTCTAATACCCATATCTTTTAGGTATCTTTTATCAAGCCATTCTTCTGCCATTTCTTCATCTGTCATTCTGATACCTCCTTTAAGAATTGCTCCGCCTTTACTTTCCAATCAAGGCTATAGTTCCAACCTTCTCCCCAAGTAACTCGTATGATGTTTTCAATTATTTCTTTTGCTTTGGAAATAATCTCATTTTTATTCCAAAACATTTTGTCATAGTCTGCTTCTGCGTTTGAGAGTTTTTTATTCAGTTCTGCAATAAGCTTTTCCCTTGACTCTGCACCACAATAATATCCTGCACGTCTATCTCGCCATTCCCGACATTTCAGTGTATCTAAGTGAGTATTGTCACAAGTTCTATTCTCGCATACTGAACACATAGCCCAATTACAATGCTCACAGGCTTCCTCGTTTATTTCTTCTTTAGTCATTTTCTTTTATCTCCCATTTTTGCCCCTTACATCTGCGGGGTTGCCCCCGCTTTTTATTTCTCCTTTTCTTTTACTCTACTACAACAACCTTTGTTTTAAGGAGTTTGCAGATTCCTGCTTTCATTTCTTCAACTGTTGTGATTTTACCTCCTAACATTAAACAGTAAATTGTTTCTACAATGGAGTCAGTCCTGGTATAAAATACTTCATACTCGCTTTCTGCTCTCTCCACAATCATATCAACAATGTTTTTGATACTTGCCTTTACCTTCATTTCGTTTGTCATATTAAAGCCCCCTATTGCTTTGGTATGATTAAATAATATACCCTATCTTAACACTTGTCAACACTTTTTGTAAAAAAAAATTAGTAACACATATCATTTCGTTTTTCGTAGAACGCTAGACAAAGTGAATCCCCTTCATCTGGTGACCTTCCGTTATGCCTATTCTTGAAACAACTCTTTGCAACTTCGCTTCGATTGTCTTTCGGCTCTAACTGTTTCAAACCTTTTGCATTATAGAAATATTGTCTTTCACTTAAATCTTCAAGAAGTTCTTGTGTCATATACTCTTTAGGTATATACATCTGCTTCAATGGTAATTCAAACATCATTTCACTTGCACAATTTGCGTATACTGTCGGGTCATCTGGTTTACCGCCAAATGCAACTGGAACAACATTATACCCCCATTCATTCAGTAAATCTAAAACACCAACGTTTCCGCCTTGGTCGCAGATTATCGGAATTGACTTGTCATAATTCGCCATTTCTTGCACCATTCCCGCTACGTCTTGCGTATTATAACCCCTTACGGCTCTAATCTCTATAACACAAAATCCCTGTCGGAGTGTTGCTACTGTCTTGTCCCCTGTCGGGCTTCGGGCTATATCAAGTCCAATACTTCTTGCCCCTTCCTGGGCTTCTTCGGTGTTCCTGCTTTCATCTGAACAGTCAAGAACATCTGACACAAGCCACACGGCATTTGTCTGTTTATTGCGTGGATAACCTAGATAAACGTGCTTCGCTTCGTCCGGGTCCCTCTCCATAAGTGTTTCGTATTTCTCAAGTAAGTTATCGGGGTAAAACGGATTATCTTCTGCAAGTGGTTCGCATTTTGTAATAAGCCAATCTTCTTTTGGGTTAGATACAAACTTCTGCGTTATTGGGTCATTTGTGGTATTAGGGTTATAAACCGCCCAAATTTCCGCCTGCCTTTTCTCCCCTTTGTAATTCCACTCTTTACGGATTGTCGCTTCCAGAGTATCCCAGGTTTCAAGACTTACTCCGTCAGCTTCCTCGACAAAAGCAATCGTGTAAGCGTCTAGAGATTTAAGCTGCGAGCTTGTAAAATCATTCAAGCCATTAAAAGTAAAATAACTTCCATTCGTTTTGTTTCTTATGTAGTTTTGTGTTACTTCAAAATCTGTATATCCTAATTCTTCAATCTTTCGACATAACAAAGAATAACTACTGTCTTTTATAGATTTCTGAACAGAACGCAGGCAGATAACTTTTATATTATCCCCGAAATAGTCCGGGTGTTCTGCAAACTGAATTAATAATGAAGCGGTGGATTCTGATTTTGCTCCCGCACCGCGCCCGCCAAATGCACATTTCACAGAATGCGGTTTTCTCCATTCTTCAAAACAAGGTGCAACCTGTTCCCGATATAATCGCAAATATTCTTTCTGTTCTTCATCAGATAAAGAAAGAAACTTTTCTTTGCTTATGCGGGGAATAACTAATTCTGCTCGTTTATAAGTTCCTTTATACATTTTTTACCCTTCCAGTGTAATTTTAAATGCTCTGAACTTCGCATCCATATCAATTCTTCTGCTGGTCTATTATAATACATATCAAGTGCTTTTAGTTCTTCTGCGGATAAATCAACAATTCTTCTTTGTCCGTCTGAATTATGCGTTTCTAGTCTATGATGTCTGTCCCATCCTACAAAATTATCATTTTTTGCAAGTTCATAATTTTCTATTGCTTCTTCTTGTCCGTCTATACAATATTTTCTTTGTATTAACATATTATAAACTTTAGAATATTCTTTATGTTTTTCTTTATTGTTTTCCCTATATTGTATGATTTCTTTTTGGTGTGCGTTTCTATACTGTTTATGTCGTTCTTTTTCTTTTTCTATATTGGTGTAATAATATTCTCGGCATTTAGCATTTATCTTTTCTTTATTATTTTTATAATAATTTTTTTTTCGTTCTGAAAACCTTTCTTTGTTTGTCTGCCAATATACTTTTATCTTATCTTTGTTCTGTTCTCTATATTCTTTTTTGTCCTTATTGGTACATTCTCGACAAACGCTTCTAACTCCATATTTTCCCCGTTTCTCTTTTCCGAATAATTCTAATGGCAATTCTTTTTTGCACTTACTACAAATCTTAGTTATCATTTTCAAATCTCCTTTAATCTGAATTCCTTAAAATAAAATTGTGGCAGGCGATAAGGATTTCGCTTTTCGGGAGCTACCCTATCCACAATTTCATTATACCATTATTTCATCAATTCTTCAAAAGCTTTTATGCGGTCTTCTGTTGTTTGAAGTTTTGTTTCTACACTACCAGATAATTGAACTTTATTACCTTCTGTTCCTTCTCGTATCTCTTTAAGCAATGAAACAGAAGAACTATCACCTCGTGCTAACACCCTTCTCATAACTTCATTGACAAGCTCTGCACCTGTTAATTTTCTTTCTTTATCGCCCTGCCTTACGTTGTATTCTTTTTCAAGAAACTCTGCGTATATCTGCGACATAAGTTTTTTCTTTGCGTTATTCTCTTTTCTTTTTTCTGCCCCTTTACGTTGCATTTCCTTTGCGTTATCGCTTGTAAAGGGTGTCAAATTGTCTTTACCTGCCATTTTTCCAACTCCACGATAAAACCACGATAAAAGCCTTTAATCTTCAAGGCATCCACTTGTTAAGGGCTTGTTGTTTTCCTTTGCCCATTTTGTGTATCTTCTGCGGATAACATCACAATATCTTTCATCAAGTTCCATAATTCGACACTTTCTATTTGTCTTTTCACAAGCAATCAATGTTGAACCACTACCACCGAATAAATCCACCACAACACCATCTTTATTTGAACATATTGAAATTTTATCGGCAATAATTTTTATTGGCTTGATTGTCGGGTGAACATTTCCTGCTTCTTTTCTGCCTTCCATTTTGTTTGAATTGTAATATTTTTTATAAACGGACACATCAAGCCCATTATTCCATATTCTTCCGTTTTGATAAAAATATAAAAGATATTCCACATCGGGTAAAAATGTATTATTTGTCATAGGTGTAGGATTATCTTTGCACCAAACCAAAATATTAAATCTATACTCCTTAAATATCTCAAAGTATTTTGGTATGAGTTCCTTGCTTGTAAATATAAAATAATTTTTTGTATCCACCGTAAAAAGTGTATTGATAATTGTATTTGGGTCAAAATCAACTATTGTTGATAATGCCTTTTTTGTTTTCTCGTTCGCAAATCCTGTTAAATGGTCACTCATATTATAAGGCGGGTCGGTAAATACCATATCGGCTTTTTCTCCGCCCATAAGCCTTGCAACATCTTCTGCGTTTGTGCTATCACCGCACATCAGAATTGAGTTTCCTAGTTCGTACATTTCGCCACGCTTTGAAACAGGCTCGCTTTTTTCGTCAACTTCGGGGGCTTCATCATCGCCTTCCGTTTCCTGCGGTTCTTCTGCGTCTGTAAAATCAATCACGCTATCGGGAAGTGCTATTTCGTCAAAGTTCAAATCAATATCTTCTGCAAACTCAAGAACGCTTTCTTTGCTCATTTTACCGTATTGAGAATTAAGCCTTAAAAGTTTCTGCTTTGCTTCTGCCTTGTCTTTGCATTGGATATATACAACAGGTAAAGGCGGGATAATATAGCCGTCTTTCTGCATTTTGCAAAGCGTTTCAAAGCGACCTGTTCCGTCAATTAAATAGTTATTTCCGTCTTTATCCTTCCACAGGAAAAATGGGAAGGAAAACCCAAACTTGATGATAGATAATTTTATTTTGTCATAATCAACATCTGTGCGTTCTTTCAAAGCACCTTGAAATACTTTCATTTCTGCTATATTTAATGTTTCCTTTGTTTCGCACTTAATGGAAATCGTTTTGATGTTCTTCAAATTGCCACCCCTTTGAACTCTGCTTCTGTCTTGTTTCCTTTTTTGGAATTACAACTTGCACAACACATACACAGATTGTCTATTTTATTTGTTCCACCTTTTGAAATCGGTGTTTTATGGTCTACTGTTTTATTTCGCCCGCTGATTGCTTTTCCGCAATAATAACAAGTTTCGGCAGAATATAACTTTTTCCAATCTTCAAAACTGATAGCGTCTGCACCTTCTATTCGGGTGCTTCTTAATGCAGAATATTTGCGATAATAATAACGGAGTTTTCTTGCGTGGTCTAAATCTCTTGTATGTTCGTTTTCTCCCCGATACCTTTTTGCTCTTATGGATTTTGAACGCTTGTATTCTTCCGTTTGTTCATAAGCCTTTATTCTTGCCCGTGCTTTTTCTGTATGTCTGTTTTTATAGATTGTCGCTTTTCCCTTTTCTCCGTTCCTGTATTTATAATCGTTGTAGGATTTATTTATTTTTTGGCACTGTTCATTATCACAAAAATATGAATACCGCATTGTTCTTATGAACTTATTTCCGCAGATACAACAGGTGCATTCAAACTTCCCCTTTGCAATTTTTACACCTTCTTTTTTGTTCTGGATTTGATTTTGATATTGACTGTATAAAGCCACAATCTCGCTTTTTCTTCTTGGTAATTTTTCCATTTTTCAAATCTCCTTTAATTTGAATATCCTTAAAATAAAGTTGTGGCAGGCGATAAGGATTTCGCTTTTCGGATTGCACTTCCTAGCCATAACTTAATAATACAATTTAATTTTTCTACTGTCAATCTATGACAATTAAGTTATAACGATTATTTTCTAACACTAAATCATAGTTTTTGTATGTTCGTATAAACTCAATATCTCTGTATGCGGTTCTTCTTGAAACTTCAAATTGCTTTATATAGGATTCAAGATAAAACCCTTTGTTATCAAGTATGTAGTTTAATCTAATAAACACTCCATAGCCTTTGTCCGCCCCCTTCTTATTCGCCATTCTTTCTTTTCTCCCATAATCTCAATGCAGTTCCTACCCCTACAGATATAATTATTGAAAGCCATAAACTGCCGAAAACAAATAAGATAAAACCTAATATTATTTTCATTTTTCCACCCTGTAATTAAACTGATATTCGCTTTTTGAAATCTCAAAAATAGTGCCATCTTCCCGCTTTAATTTTACAATTTTTTCCGAGATTTCCCAGACTTCATATTTCTTTTTTGACCAACGATTAGTTACAACCATTTTCCGCCCTTCCTTCGTTTATAAGCATTTTTCTTGCTATTGCCTGTTCTATATCAATATTTTCTTTTGCAGAAATAGATAAAACATTTATTATAATATCCGCCAATTCGTCCGGGAAACTATCTGTTTCTTCTTTCGGTGAATAAACATATCTTGTATAACTCTCCACCGCTTCCAGGACTTCCCCCGCACAATGTTTTAGTGCCTGTATTGTGTTTTCGTGAATGCCCCTTTTTTCCGCAATTTCAAGGGCTTTTTGGCTTGCTTCATTCAGATTCATTTCTGCCTTCTTTTTCCTTCAAAAAATCTTTTGCTTTGTTATAGTATTCAAGTTGAAGTGGGGTATATGTTTCACCTTCTTCAAACATAACCTTCAAGCCCATATCAACGATTTCTTTTGCCCGCTTTTCAGTATAGGAAATCTGATTTGCAAGATAACGAACTTTCTTTGTCAAATCATCATTTATTTCTTTTGTCGGTGCAAACCAATCAATAAAATTAACAAGTGAGATAATATCAAAATCACACTCTTTTACTTCACCAAGTTTATAATTGAATTCTTCTGCTAACACTTTCCGCCCCCTTCTGCCCTATCAGTTTAACACATCAAGGGCAGTTTTACAATTATTTTTCAACTGTTCGGGATTTCCGATTAGTTGTGTTTTCAGTTGCCAAGGATTCCTTTACATCTGGAACAAAGCAAACATGCCCCGAAAATGTCTGATAAATCCAGCCGCCGATTGTTTTGGTGTACTTATTGCCATTTCCATCTGCAACAGTTTCTCCAAACTTCATTCCTAATAAATCTTTTTCGTTCATGCCTGA